AACCACTCCATTTCGTTTAGCTGTGAGAGTTCGTCTGGCGGGCTTTCCTTCACCGGTTTGGTCAGGTACTTGAACGCCGTCTCCAACTGCGGGTGGCTGAGTTTGTCTAGCATTTGTCTCTCCTTTGGCTGCTTCAAATTCTGGTCGTGCAAGATATGCATCGATTTTTTCTTGTATGGGTGCGCTACGACCTTGGCGGTAGGCTTCGAGGATTGACTTAACTTCAGCGGCTTGTGCAGGGTCAGCAATATCTTTACCCATAATGCCGTGGTCAGGCTTACGGATGATTGCCGTGCGACCAATACCTAAAGCACCCAGCACATCAGGTGTGACGGTGGTAGGTACAGTTGTAGGTGTGAGGGGTTCTGGCTTTTGCACCAGCGTAGGCTCGGGGGTAACTGGCTGCTCATCAGGCGCGGCAAACGCACTCTCGGCTTGTTTGGCTTCTTGTTCTGCGGCCTCGGCTTTAGCCGCATATAGTCGATCAACTTCAAACAAATCACGGTCGCGTGTTTGTTGTTGAAGGTCGGCAAGACGTGCTTTAATTTCTGGTGTCTGAGGTAAAAGGCTAAGACGTTCACGTTCTTGTACAAGGTCTGGGTACTCACGCGTGGCTTCAATCCCAAGACCAAGCTGTTCACCAGCGGGTGCGACACCTGCGCGTTGTTTAGTCTGTTTTGGCGCCTCAACGGGAGTAACGCCTACGCCTTTTGTGGTATCTAACCCAGTGAGTTCTTGCGGGGTAAACAACGAACCTTGCGTACCTTTTTTGGTTTTGTCAGACAACCGCACAAAGTCTTTTTGCATAGCGGTGATCTCAGCAACCCGCTCATCAATGCCTTGAGTGCGCTCTTTACGAGACACTTTGCTATCTTTTTCTTGTTTCTTCAAAGCCAACAACCGTTGTTTTTCAGCTTCAAGTTCAGCATACCCACGGACACCTTCTAACCCCAAATCCATTTGACCTTCGGGAACGCCAGTAGTTTCTTCTTGTGTAGATTCTGGGGGGAGTGGAGAAGTTAAGTTACCAAACAAATCGCGTTGGTCTTCTGCTTTTGGCAGCCCAGAAAACAACTCACCCTGTACACCTTTGCCTTTAGCGCGAGTAAGTGCGGCTTCTTTGCGGGCTTCCTGCCCTTGCTTAACGCCCATCTGCTCTTGCTCTCTGGCAAGACGTCTGGCTTGCTGTTCTGCTTCGGTTGTTGTAGCCTGACCAGCGGGTGTAGAACTTCCTTGTCCAGCACGGCGACCCAATGCCATATCTGTAAGAACTTGAACCAATGCGCCTGTTGCTGTGCCGTAAGCGGCAGATTCACCTACTTGCTCAATGATGGCTTGGTCAGGTTTGTAAATGCCTTTGGCAATTAAATTTTGCGCTATTTGTGCGGCGGCTTCTTGTACACCCTCTGCACCACCTGTAGCGGCGGCGCGGGTAAGCGTACCCATGATGCCGTTTTTAATTGGGCTAGCTAAGTTATCTATAAAGCGAAACACAGGTAACATTTCTGTTACACCTACTACAGCACCTAAACCAGTGGCCCCTGCACGCTGTTCACCTGTCGCGCCTTCTTGTTCTGCACGGGTACGGGCTTCACCTGCGCCAGCACCTACACCCAAACCTGTAGCACCAATACGCCCCGCCAACCCTGCGGGGCCAAGCGCAAAGAAAGGCCCAGTAGAGCCAACCGCTTCACCAAATTTGCGAGGGATTGTTTCTTCGTAACCTCTAGCGGCTTCAAATGGTTTCTTAGCGGCGGCGGCGGTTTCAGAGATGGTCTTACGTGCAGACTTCTCCATATCCTCTGGCAACAATGCAGACGCGCCAGTAGCCGCGCTTTCAAGAAGATTAACCGCCCCAGAGGGGATACCCTTAAAAAATTCTTTTGTTTGCCCACCAAGCGTAATCTCTGGCTTGGGTGGTGTGGGCGGTTTAAGAACAGATGGGAGTTCTAACTCCATCATCTGTTGTGCGGCTTCCGGTGACGTTCCCTCTGGTACTTCGAATCTAGCTACTCGTCCGTCGGGAAGTTGAAAGCGTGCTATTGGCATATATCATTCAAAACCTAAAAATCTTGCTCCGCTACCACCACCAGCAGGGGATGCTGGCCCCATTGTATTACCACCAGCCATTCTTGGTTGTAGTTTTTGAATTTCATCTTGAACTAGTTGGTTGCGATAAGCTATTGGGTCAAATGGTCGCCCCGCTTCTTTAGCGGCTTTCTGTGCTCTTAACATAATAAGTGGGCTGCCATCCAACAGTTTCTGTACGTTATCGTTTGCCATGTCTAACAACTTACCTTGTTGGAATTGAGTCAACGCACCTTTGTCGTAACCAGCAAGTGCACCCGCACGAGTCTTCGCGGCATTGGCTTGAATTAATGCAGCTTGACCAGCAACATCTTGGTACCTAGCGGTATCTTCGGCCTTAGTCGCTGTAAGTTTTAACATTTCTGCTTGGTTGCTATATACGTTGAAATCTTTAAACGCATCACGCATATCTTTCTTGTTACCGTCTTGACGTGCTTGGTTATAGCGTGCGTAGGCGTCTTGTGCATCCATAACTTTTTCTTGTGCGGCGTCTAATGCGGCGTTACCTTTTATCTTGGCTTGAGCATAAGCATTGATGCCTTCTTTTGCGTTTTGCAACAGATTGCCCGGACCGAAGAAATATCCCGTCGCTTGTAAAGCCGCCATTTGGTCGCCACTCTTTTCTGTTTTAGCCAAGCGTGCTTCACGTTTAGTAAGGTTTTCCCGTTGAAGTTTGGTAAATTCGTCTTCTGGTAACTTATCTGCGCCTGTTTCAGCGGCTTTACGTGCCGCCATAAACTCTTCCATAGTGGCGTACTGTGGGTTTACTTTATAGCGGTCTTTACTTGCGGCGGCCTGTGCAATACCTACGGGGTCTTCTTTAGTTTTACCAGTAGGGGCAGTTTCTTTTTTACCTTTAGCCGCAGAAGCGGTTGTTGGAGTAGCACCAGCAGTAGATTTCTCTGTTTTGGTAGAAGTGGTTTGACCCTTACTTGCATCCACCATTTGTCTAGCGTCTTCTAACTCTGCCTTTTTCTTTATTTCTTCCGCATCTTTTGCCCAACCAGCTTCGGTTTTTCTTCTTTCTTCTTCTGGCTTGTTGTACTTTTCGTCATAGAAGGGCGTTAAACTATTTACATAGTCTGGGGTAGATTCAAACAGGTATGGAATATTTGCGCCAGTAAGAGCGCGTGCGGGGCGAACAACTGCGGTGTTTAAAACATTTGCAGCCGCACGACCGGGCAATGAAATCATGTCTTTTGCCGCCGTACCAAATCTACTGAACTTATCGAATAGAGAAGCACGGTCTTCTTCTAACTGTTCTCTTTTTTTCTGCTCAATTAAATCGCCAGTTTGGAAGCGTGGAACTTCTCCGCCCTCGTCAAACGCAACAATGCCGCCTGACGCCATGCCAGTTTGTACAGGAGACTGCACAGGTGCGGCACCCAGACCAGACGCCATATATGGGTTATTAATTTGAGCAGGGTTTAGTTGTTCTGCTTGCGCCATCATCTGTTGCGCCACAGGTGGCTGTGCAGGGTTCTGCATAGCTTGACCTTGTCGCATCTGCTCAGACTTAACTTTCTCTTGCAAGGCGGCAAGCGCGGCGTACGGCTTAATCGCAGGGTTCATACCCAGCACCGCCCTCTGCAACTCGGCAATACCCATGTGCGCTAGTGATTGACTAATCATGCCATTCCTCCCATGACGCGTTGCAACGCACCTGCTGGCAAGCCAGCGTAATCTTCTTGTTCAACTTCGCCACCCTCGGCAAACGCACCCACACCCTTACCTAGCAAGCCAAGACCAACAGCCTGCGACGCCATAGAGGGTTGCGCTTGGTACATCGTAGACGCGCCTTGAGATAAGGGTAAACCCCGAAGCATGTCAGACATGAAGCCCAACTGTTTGTACGGGTAGTTGACTTGGTTTTGGAAGTCTTGGTACTGCTGACCCAAGATGTTTTGGTTTAGGGCTTGTTGTTGACCACCGTACTGGTTTTGCAGTTGGTTAATACCCATCTCCTGCCCGTACTGAGTCTGACCTAACTGACCCAAAGCACTCGCACCTTGCAAGCCGACACCTAACCCTTGTAAGGCTTGTTGCTGTGATTGGTTGTATTGGTTCTGTGCGTTGTTAAACGCAGTGTTGTAGCCCTGACCAATGATGCTGTTAAGCCCCGTGTTGCGGTTGCGCTCGTTTTCAGCCGCCATAATCGCTTCGCGTGAGCCACCAAATGCACCTGCCTGAGTAGCCGCGCTTTGTTGTTTGGTAGCGCCAATGTCGTACTGGCGGTTTGCTTCTGCTAACTGTGGTGCCAAAGACATCTGCAAGTATGGGTTCATGTACCCGCCAACATTTTGTTGGAAATTCTGTGGGTTTGACGCGCCCATAGCCATACCCAAACCGCCTAACCCTGCGCCATACGCCAACCCGCTACCTTGAGATAACTGTTGTGCAGGATTCATGTTCTGCGCATTTTGCATAGCCTGTTGTTGCATTGGGGAAAACCCTGCAATGCGTTCACGGTCATACGTTTGGTATGGGGTCTTTGCCAACGCTTCTGTCTGACCCAGCATCTTCTCGACATACGGCTTGGCGTATTCGGGAATGGTCGTAGTTGTCTGCGTCGTGTTAGTAGGTTGCGTAGGTTGTGTTGGACTGCACATAGCGGTTCCTTAAAATTCGTAAATCATTTGCGTAGCGGCTTCTTTGAAACCCATTCGGCCCCAAAGTTTTGCAACGCGCAAGTCGGTCATTGCCGACACTATCAAACGCTTTACGCCACGAGATTTTAGCTCTTGGAGTACAAATTGAACAAGCTTTTTGCCGACCCCGTTGCGGTGTTCTTTTAGTACAAAAAGCGTGTCTTCCTGCGAAATCAAATCCCCGTTGTGCATGTCGTTGGTGATATACACATTGGCATATCCGCAAGCAACTCCCTCACAACGCAAAACAAATGTCAGCAACCAACCACCATCACCTGCCTTGACGTATTCATCAAGTCGTGGGTTATAGGGTGAGTACTCAATCCCCTGCCCAGCCAGCCTATCGACCATTTCCCCGTAGTGTTGCCTGTACAGCGATTCGAGTTCACTGTATGTGTCAGAGAAGCGTTCTACGGTGAAAGCGTACGTCATGCTGGCATGTATTTACGGGGATTGATTTGCTTTCCCTGTTTCTTTGTGCCCGTACGTGCGGCACGAATCTTATCCATCATGGCGTACAACTGCTTGGCGCCCGCGTCGGTAGACCCATTGCCCAGATGTGACACCACATCTGCTGGAACTACGAACTCACCATCTGCCAAACGTGCAGGTTGCTTTTTACCAATGACTGCTGGGATGTTGTCAGACATGCCGTCACCCGGCCCCTTGAGCATACGCCCACCATCTGAGTAGCCACCCAACGAACCGCCCATAGCCATTGCAGGAACGGGAGTACCCTGTTGTACTTCTGTATATTGCTGAGACTGTGGGTCGTAGGTGTATTGGCGTGGGTTACTACTCTGCTTTTGTCTTCCCGCCATTACCGTGCGTATCAACGAACCAATACCACCTTCTGGTGCGTTCTGCGGGTCAAAATTTGAATCGCTACTCATGCCACCCAAACCAAACCGTTGGACTTCTCCACCTTCAGCCATTCTTTGATTAGGTGCAATGTAAGAGGGCATCCCCACATTTGCCATAGGGTACATGGTGTTTATACCCATCATGGCTCTGTTAGACATGTCTTCTACGGGGCCACCAGCCGCCTTGTACTCAGGCCCCGGTGCTTTGTATGGAGTCAGAGCCGTGTACTTGTCATCAGTGAAATATCTACGTTCTTTAGAACTTAACGGTGCATAACCGCTAGTAGGTGCATCTTGGAACGCGTCAACATTTTTATTGCGCTCATATGTGTATGGGCGAATCATGCCGGGGTCGGCAGGGTCTGGAGCCTTGGGTTCTTCTTTTGAGCCAGAATATATGCTTGCGGCAGTTCCAGCAGTAGTGTACGGGTTAGCTTTAACATAATTTTCAAACGACTGACCGGCGGGGGTATATGCAGGCGTTGTTGCCGTGGTTGCAAGGTTGGTGGCTCTTGGTAGTTGTGCTTGGCTTGAGCCATATGGAGTAAGGTCGCTACCAATTGGGGCAGTTGTTGGCCCTTGCGTTATGGGGCTAGATGATAAAGAGTTAAGGTTCATCGGCGCAGGTTGCGACGTAATAACCGACTGCGTTACGTCTGGAACAGTGTTAGTTATTCCGGGGATAGAAGAATTTGTTATGGGTGGTGGAGTATTTACAGGTACTGCGGTAGTGGCTGTAGGCACAGGTGTTGCACCAGCAGTTGCCGTAGCCGCAGGATTCATAGCGCCATACATACCTGCGCCACCATACGCACCAAGGCCAGCCATCAAACCCTTCTTCAAGTCACCACCACTAGCGGCTGTATAGCCCGCGCCAACTACTAAGCCAGCCATTGCAGGGGAAAGTGCTAGGGCTGTTCCGCCTGTAGCCGCAACTAAGCCTGCGCCAAGCAAAGTTGGCAAGATGCCTCTCAAGAAGCCTGCTTCAGCCAAGCCTGTATGTGGGTTAATCGTCAACGAGCCACCGTGCGCTTTGGCTACGGCTTGCAGACTACCAACTTCTTTGGGTGTCATGTGGACGAGTACTGTATCTTCGCCACGACCGTGGGCGGCTATATGTTTAGCGGCGTTGTGTAGGCTCATTTTTGCCTCGTATATGGGGGGTTAATCAAGTTTATCATGTTAGGTCGTTGGGAACAACTAAACTTTAATCTTTAGAACATTGCCAGCAGTGGTGTCGTAGTAAACATCCCCCAAGCGCAAGTTAGCAAGATCAGCCTGTGTTGGTAGACTAACAGTTGGAGAACCGTTTATATCTGGTTTAGCGCAACTCAAAGCGGATACTACAGCTACAGGATTTGTTGTTTCTTCGGTAGACACCAGAATCGGTCCGGGGTTGTCCAACGCATTAAAGTACTGCCGCAAAATGCCAAGCAACACATCCATGTAGCGCTGGTCATACTCAACTGGCGCAAGCGGAAGTCGTGGGGCTACTACACCTTTTGATGCCATACCTATCTCCTGCCGTCAGGACGCACTTCGATTCTTGGCACACCCAACTGCCACTGAACACCAAGAGTGCTAGATGAAATTTTAAACGCCATCTGTCGTCCACGAATACGTACATAAATCTGTTCAGTAAACAACTGCACGTTATAGACATTTGCACTTGCAAACGATTGCGAACTTGCAACGCTCCTAATGTCTGCCGAACCGTAGTTTGAACCGGGGAAAGCACGCGGTCTTACAGTAAAGTCAACAGAAGGCGCTACCACTGTGGAACTATCAAAGGTAATGTCTGGGATAAGACGCCAAACAAAACCAAAGTTATGCCCGTCTCCAATATCAAAATCAGATGATTGAACATATGCCTCTATAACAACTGGGGTTGCAGTCTCGTTATTGTCTACAGTTGTTTCGTGATAAACCAAATCTGCGTTTTGATACTCGTTGTTAGCGTTGTACCCAATAGCCGCAATAGGTTGTGCGCGTAGTGGGCTATCTAACCAAGCCGTACGTGGGCGTGCGGTAGTGCAATTAAACGTGCCGTAGTACCAAATTTTTTCTAGGTGGTTGTAAATTACGTAGCGGTCAACTAAACGATTGGGAGCCGCCGCTGTGCCTGTGCTGTTTCCCCCAGTAGACGTAGTGCCTGTAATAGAACAATAGAACCACCACACTTCGCTGTAACCTTCATTCGAGCCAGCGCAGAACTGATACGACTCAGTTAAATTAATGTTGTCAAATACAAATTGGCGCAAAGAACAGGGAAGGGTTTCAATCCGTCCAGAGTAGACATAGAACTTATCTGCACCCATCCAGTAAGTGACGTTGTTTACCACAGCAACCGTGTTAGGCCCAGCAATAGAAATATTGTCGCCAAGAAGTTGATTACCCCAGACATACGGAGCGCCAAGGTATTGAAACGAGTAAAGCGCAGAATCAGTAAAGACCAATATCTCTTGCCGTGTTTGTATGGCAGTAATAATTTGTGAGCCGTGGCTTAGTCGGATACCACCTGCTTGGTTAGTGATAGCGGGTGTCCATGTAGCTACGTTGTTTTGGTCAGACCAGCGAACCTGCATTGGGTCTTGGGCTACCGTGGCGTACACACCAGTTGGGTCGTTTGTACCAAAAGCAAAAGTAAACCGCGACGAATCTGAGATTAAAACAAAGTTAACAATAGTTGGGCAAGTTGCGTCTGGCGTTAATGTGCCTGCTTTGGTAACTATGCCTGTAGCTGCTTTAATAATTTGGCAACGGTCATAGATGTTAGGGCTGGCGTTATTAGCCCAGTAATACATAGCCCCACCACGAGGGTTAATAACTAAATCTTCCCCGTAGTTAGACTGACTCCACAGGCGCAACTGGATACCGATACCTGTAGTTGCAGGAGAACCCCAGCCAGTAGCTGTAGTAGGGTATTGAAAGACAGCATCGCCACTGTTATGTATTGTTGCAGTACTACTTGGAATTCCTGTTCCGCCAGCAGCACGGGTAATGCCGTCAAAAGTTGCAGGAGAAGCAGTAACGCTTGCGTATGCAATACCTTCGGTACCGATAAAAATAGTCCCACTAGCAGCAAAACCTGTAACAGAAGCCACAGCTATATTAGCCGTAGAAGCAGCAGATATAGTAGCAGTAAGTGTTGTTGTAAAAGAAGGCCCAGTAGAACCGCCCCAGCCACCAGCACCCCAGCCTGTACCAAGCGTAAATGTTGTGAAACCCGTGGTTAATTGATAGTTAAATGTAGCGGTAACAGCAGATGTGCCAGTAGAAGTCGCCGTTCCACCCGCAATGATTGTGTAGGTGTTGTTACTGGTAACAGTCTGTATTTGAAACTCTTTATTAGTTAACTGGGCGACAGTTATGCCGTTAACAGTGCCAGATACGCTAGAAATATTTACAAAATCCCCTGCCTGCGCTCCGTGTCCGGGGTCGTTAACTGTGACAGTTGCTGAAGTGTTGGTCGTAGTAAAGGCGTTGGCTACAGCCGTATTAGTGTCACGAATAGGAGTCACATCATTGTACGAACCACCAGAAGAATTTTGTATGTAGTATTTAAGGTTTGTGCCAAGACCTAGTAAGTTGTAACCTGTTAAGTTAATCCAATTCCACAAACCTTTGGTTATGCCCCAATACACCCCGTTGGTGACTGTGGCTTGCGTAGACGTTCCCCCAGAAGTAAACGTACCTGTTGGACAAGTGGAAGAGGCAGTTCCAGCATCTTTTTGCCAGCCGCCAATCTTCTCAGGATAGCCAGAGCGGAAACGAATCTTGTCGCCGTCAAAGTAACCGCCCTCATTGGCAAGAGTTGTGCCTTCGCGGTTGACTCCCGGTCTTAGTTGTAGTTTTTGTAATGGCATATTACTTTGCGTGGTATTGGGCTTCTGTCAGGATGCCAAGTTTGTATTTTCCCTCTGGCTTGTAAATTGTCAACTCTTGCTGACGCATCTCAGGCGCAAAGGATATGTGCATCCACCGACCGTATTCGTGAATCATTTGGTCAAACTTAATGCCCGCCTTTATAACAAGCTGACATACTTCGTAAGGAGTGTGAGCAGAAGAAGAGCAGTCAATAGCCCAACCATCCATGTGGCTGGATACCTTAGAACCGCCAACAGCCACGTTGACATCAGGCAAGCGTAACCAAGAATTAACACGAAGAGCGCCTGTGACATTTCGCACCTCCTCCAACTGCTGTGCAGCCGACTTCATGTTTGCCATCTGTTGTTCATTGGGCTGATTGTTTATATTCATACGTATAGCAGTCTCGCTGTACGTCGCCTCGTCAAGGGTGAAGTGTTCGCTAAGGTTCATTTTTTACCCTTTTGCATATCTATGATTTTCTCTAGCGTTCTACCGCCAAAGTAAAACGACATAATTAACATGCCCCACTGACCAAGCAACTCCACATAGTTGTTATTGACTTCAACATCCCATGCAGACATCATCGCAAAGGTTGTGTAGGTAATTAGGATAAACACCAAGGTCATAGGACGAATGTTCTTAGACAGCCAAGAGTCGCTACCCATGTCTGCTTTGAGGCGCTCAGTCAACTCATGTTGCTCAGACACATCGGCATTGAGTTTTGCCAACTCACCGTTTTGTTGCATCTCAAGCAGTTTGAGTTTGGCTTGCTCTGCCTGTGCTGGGTCAGGAAATACCTTATCTAGTATCTTTCCACCAATGTCTAAAAGTGCGCCGATAGGTATCATTTCTTGGCTCCAATCTTTGTTTCAATAACTGCAATGTGCATACGATTGACTTGGATGTCATCACGATTCTTTTGAATTTCTTTTTCTAAATCTTGGCGTAACTTCTCACGGGCTAACTCGGCGCCAGTATTGGTCGCCTGTTTATTGTCGGATGTCACCACAAGGCTAATCTTGCTGTTTAGGATAGTCACTTCATGCGCCAAATTAGACAAGGCACTCATCAGATAGACAACGCAGGAAAACAAAAGCGGGAGAAGTGCAAATGTAATCTTTTCAATCAGTTGGTTTTTTGCTTCCATCGACTGTATTTTTTCCTCGCTCATTTCTGTTCCTTTAGTTCGCGTTTGAGTTTACGAAGTTCTTTCATCTCTTGCTTGAGTTGCGCTCGCATATATAGGGTTTCCACGTATGCCATCGAGGTAACGCCCACAACAATACATATTGCAACTCCTATCAATACCCAGAAGATAAGTTTCGTAGTTGCCACATCGCCCATCCAAAAAACATTGATATAAACACAACTGCGACCCCACTACTTACCAACCCAATCAATTCAATCTCTTCTCGCTCTTGCTTCCACCTTGCTTGTCTAGCCCTGCGTATCATCTCTGCCCTAGCCCATTCCTGTTCACGTTCAATCTTGCCGTGCATCACTAAGAATCTGCTGTATAAGTCTTTCAACTCTGGCGGGGCGTAGACCATTGCCTCACGGGTTTGCTCCATCAACTTCTCCAACTGCAACTCAATCAATGCCCGCTCTATGGCTTTTTGACTGGTGTTTTGCGCTGGGTCGTAGTTGGTTTTGCTCTCCTCTTCTAGTTCAAGGTAATGGTTGTTAATCTGTTGTTGTGTGTCAAACAAGACCCCAAGGTTTGCCCCAATCTCGCTGATGAGTTTGAGTTCAAGTTCTTCGTAAGATTGTTTCTTTGCTGCGGCTTTGGCTTTCGCTTTTGCCACAGGCTTGGGCGCGTCGGCTGGCTCTGCGCGTTTAAACAGTCCAATGAACCAGTTAAATATGCCTTTGATAGCCTTAACATCGCTGATGACTCCCTCGACAGTTTTCTTAGCTCCTTCCAACTCCATGCGTCCATCGTGGAGCATGTTGCATCCTGCTTTGATAAAGCCAACGGCTGCTTGGGCAGCGAGGAGAAGAGAGAAGGGGTCCACATCTTAGGTTTTGATAATGAAGTGGATACCAAGAAATGGCGAGATAGTGGGTACCGTTGTACCAGAACCTGTACTACCTATGGTTGTGGTTAGGCTTGCAAATCCTGTTTGCGTGACTTGTACCGAAGAAGATTGGTCGCCAAAATCAGCAACAGTCGGGCCTGATGGTTGTCCTGTTATTTGATACGCTCGACCAACAGCGTGTGTGTGACCTGCGTCTGTTGTTGTTGCAGAGTGGCTATGGCTTGGTATGTTTGTCGCTGCTAGCGTAGTTGTTGCCGCACCGCCAGTAGAAGCTAAAGTAAGAGCAGCCTGAGTTCCTGTAATAGCCGTACTTGATACTGCTTGAGAAACGCTAACCGTGTAATCCCCTATACCCCCAAATGTCCCAGAAACAAAGCCAGTAATAATTGTTCCAGATGATATACCTGTACCAGTAATAACTTGATTTATTGCCAATGCGCCTGACGCCACCGCTGTTACAGTCAAAGTTGTAGAAGCAATAGAACCCGTAAACCCAGAAGAAGTACCCGCAGTAACACCAATAGGCATACTACCGCTGAAGTTAGGCAGGTTAAATGTTGTTGAGCCGTCGCCTACACCGAAAGTTGTAGCTATAAGAGCAAACAACGCAGAATAAGTTGCCCTACTAACCGCAGTTCCATTACAAAATAAATAGCCTGTAGGCGCGGAGGCTACGCCCCACATAAAAATAGAGCCTGTTGGAGCGCCAGTTGATTTGGCGAATGATGTAGTTGCTATATTGGTTGAGTCGTCAACAATATTAGTGGTAGTAGACGTTGCTCCAGCAGCACCCGTCATTGCTGTACCAGTTAAAACAGATTGGGAAATACTAACCGTGTAAATTCCAATACCCCCAAGTGTTCCAGAAACAAATGCTGTAATTTGGGTGTTGGCAGTAACACCAACTCCAGTTATAAACTGCCCAACATAAAGAGTACCACTTGCTACAGCAGATACATTTAAAACCGTACCAGCACCGCCAGCACCGTTAGATATAGTTGCCGTAAAACTTGTCTGAGCGTGCGCTTTAATAGACCCTGCGGTTAAAACATCTCCTACAGTTAAATCTTCCCCTACGGTTAAATCTTTCATGTAATTAGTGGCTACCACAATATCTGTACCAGCGCTGTTCATCACCAAAGCAACTTTGGCTCCCATAGGCACGGAAACACCAGTCTGCCCAGATACTTTGACTGTTATTGCAAACCCACCTGTGGTGGCGTTGGATATGAAGTACAGTTTTTTATTGGTTGGAACAATTAAACTACGCGCCGCTGTTAGAGCGCCAGTGCACTCAATAAACATGTTTCTTGCGTTGTTTGTTGCAGTTGACGCGCCACTGGTTATTGTCATGGTCTGGTCTGCATCAGCCATAGCCTGCGTTACCACCCCAGATATAGCTTGCTCAATTAGAGTGCCGAGGTTGGAGTTGGTCGTAGACCCCCAGTTACCAGCTTGGTCGCCAGAACCAATAAGCTCAATGCCTAGGTTGGTTGAATAGGTACTTGACATAGTTTATCCTTTTGGGTATTTAGCTTTGACCGCTTGGCAGTCGGCTATGTATTTGGCAATCTGCGCTTGGTCATCTTTGACTACGCCGTCTAAGTAGTCAGTCATGGGTGGGTACTCTGCTTGGCGTTTGGCTATGTAGGCTTCTGGGTCAGTCCATGCGTTGACTGCGTTCATATCAATTTCAACTTTATTTCCATCTTTATCAAATGCACCTACGCTGTCAGAAATAGTGACAACATTTGTGTAAAGAGCATAAATTGCTTTGTGGTTCATGCCGCTATCTCCATTACCGTAATCGTTGAAGAAAATCTTGGACAAATAATTGAGTCAGCATCATTCTGAGTTCTGTTTAAGTATACTGGCTGACCAGAAGCATCTGTACCCAAATTTACTTGATAGGTTGTTGATGAAGTTGTTGACGGAGAATCTAAAAAAGAAAAAGATACAGGAACTGCGGTGTTTACATCGTTGTAATAACCTCTTGCGTTTATGCCGGGTCTACCTCCCGACCCAGTTCCAGCCCCTATTACTGTTGAACTTCTAAGTAGCAAAACTATTGCTTGTGCAGTAGCAGCCGTACCATTCATACCGCCAATATTTACAGCTACAAGAATTTTACTTGTTGCATTTGATGGCGTAATTGATGCAGATAATCCAGTTACAGCGGCACCCGTAGCAGTTAATGAGCCACCAGAAGCAGTAACAGTAGTACTTGTAGAAAATGTAGTAGTCAATGTTGTGCTTACCACTTGCAATACCCTACCAGAAGATGCTTGCACCGCAGAAGCACTACCCGCTGTTACTGGGAATGTAATACCGGCAGTTCCATCAATAAGTACAGTCATTATGAAATCCCCAGTGCCTGTTTAAGTTTTGCCAACTCTGTTGGATTGGCAATAATTTGTTCCGCTAGGCTTAGTACAGGCACATCCACTACTACTAATGGAACAGGGCTGATGAACACACCGTCAATAAACTTATGTTGCGTTGTAATATCTTCGGTACAGTCAACCCATATTAACGCTTCATGTACTGGAAAGGTGTTGGCGCGAATTTCCGCTATGCGCCCAGATGGTTCAATAAGTGCTTTCATACGTAAAACTCCTCTACAACGACAATTCCAGCAGCGCCATTACCACCGGAAACCGCACCTTGCCCGCCAAGACTAGCGCCGCCACCGCCGCCCGCCCCATATTGAGTAGCCGCCGCCGAGATTGCGCTACTCTGCACCCCTTCAGGGCCTGCACATAAAAAAGAAGCACCTCCACTTCCTCCTACACCCCTATTAGGGGAGGCAAAAGAAAAACCAAATCCACCAGAACCGCCTGTTAGGTTAAAACTTCCGCCAGAACCAACGCCTCCTGTAGATGTAGAGCCGCCTTCGGTGTTTTGACCTGTATTTGAAATTGTTGGACAACCTAATCCAGCACTGCCGCCCGTGGCGGAACAATGTGAGCCAAAACTAGATGTGCCGCCCGCGCTTCCGTTGCCACCGCTAGTCCCGCCGCCACCAAGCGCACCAACAGTGACTGTTTCGGTAGCACCAACTGAGGAAGCACTAATAATTTCAATAGCCGTACCACCACCACCACCTCCTGTGGCGGCAGAATTAAATCCACCTGCGTTTGCTGCCGCACTGCCACCTCCACCACCACCGCCAACTACCGTTACTTTGATAGATTTAACACCGCTTGGTTTTGTGTAAGTACTAGTACCAGAGGCAGTAAAGACTTGAATCGTTGTACCGCCCGCCACAGCATTTGTAAAAGTAACAATCTGTGCTGCACTAATACTTACCGCAGTCGTTTCATTAGTTTGAATATTTAGGATGCCGCTGTCATCTCCCGTAGAGATTAGCCCCCCGTTATTTGTGCTTGTGCCGTTAATGCTTGATGCCATGCTAGATTCCTAACGCTTGTTTAAGTTTTGCTAACTCTGTTGGGTTAGCAAGAATCATATCGGTTAAAGACATAGGCGCTGGCATTTCAACAACCACGGGTGGGTTAGGGTCAGTAAATTGACCATTAGCATAAGTCCAGCCCGGACTAACTCTATCCGCCTGAATAGCCACATGCCCTGCTTCAAAACCGGGCGGAGGCGTTGTTGGCTGTGACTCATATTCAATAACGTTGATAACAACGCCATCTTTAACGATTGCGTAGGTTTGCATTTTAGTAATACTCCATCACTATGATTATTCCCGACCCGCCAGCGCCACCTGCGTAAGTCCCGGCTGTACCACCATTACCGCCAATGCCGATGGCGTACGAGTAAGTTGCTGCCGGAGAACTAATAAGACTTTCAGCATATCCACCTGCACCACCACCACCAGCAGCATTTACGGCACCAGCACTTGCACCGCCCCCGCCACCGCCAGCACCAGTATTTGCTGCGGCGGCAGAACCAGCAGCTTGGTATGTGCCGCCCTTACCCGCACCGCCAATAAAAGTTCCACCGCCAGTCCCGCCAGCCCCGTCACCGTCTTTACCGCCCGGGCTACCTGAACTACCAGTTCCATTTATGACATTTGCTCCTGTGCTGCTGCCTCCACCCCCACCGGGGCCACCCACAGATGCACCGCTGCTGCCACCAGAGCCGCCATTTGAGGTAATAGCCCCAAATGTTGAATTACCCCCCGAAGCGCCGGGATTTGTCGCCGAAGCACCGCCGCCTCCGCCACCACCAAGGCACCTTACCCAAATTGCTTTGCACCCAGTAGGGGTTGTGTATGTGCCAGAAGCAGAAGTAAATACTTGAACAGTTTTAGTTGTTAAAGATACTGTGCCTGTTAATGTAGGTAAAGTAAGTGTGGGCGTTCCAGCAACTGCTGGTGCAGATATGGTTACTGTTCCTGATGTGTCGCCTGAGATGACTACTGAACTCATACCTTATCCTTACAAAACCAACCAGCGTTGACCGCTGGCTACAGTTACAGATTTACCACTAGCGATAGTTATTGGCCCAACGGAAAATCCGTTTTGCCCAGTGGTAATTGAAGCATTTACAGTTACTTCCGAAGCGTTTAAATTAATTGCACCAATACCACCACCCACAGCGTTTGCTGAATACCCCGCAGGATAGGTTACAAATACATTGACTGTCCCAGAGAACGTAACTGCACTACCAGAATTACTGGAAGCAATAACAGTCGTACGTGCAAGAGTTGTGGTTGACAAAGTGTACGTGCCGATACCTACTTCCCAGTTGCCAGAAGCGTCAGTGGCTGCATAGTATGTTGTATTGGTATTACCAATAACAGTAAACGCTTGAAAGCCCGTGACAGAGCCAGATAATGTAAAACTTACCGTGGTGTTGGCTGTGCCAGTCTGCTGTACTCGGTCTGCTAATACAAATGCCATATCGCCCCTTATCCCTTAACGGGAATTGCTGCGCCCCTAAATGTGTACGTACCTGTATGGTTTAAACGCACCCACGGAGCGGCATAAACACTGATGCCATTTTCTCTACAAAGCCCACAAAATGCGTAGTCTTCGGTAAGCTGTTTACGCAACACAGGGTCTTTCTTGAGGAAGAAGTACTCGTACAACACGGTTTCATCGTCATCTAAATACGTGTCAACCTTGTCTTTTAGTTGCTCCATGACTTCTTTTTTAATGAGCATGAAACCTGTGCCTAGCCCCGTAACCTCTACCGGCTCGTTAATTTTAACGGCCTTCTCACGCTCGTAATCCAACAAGTTAATCACCAAGTCCCCTGCGTAGAACTCTAGTTGGTCAGTAGGAACATCATTCTTAACCGCTTCTTTCACACGTTCCCAATTCATAACCTTTTTAGGGTAAACCCCAGCAATAACGCCTTTATCTGCTTCAATCATGCTGACAATATCGTTTGCATCAAACCCAATATCTGCGTCAATAAACAACATATGTGTAAAGTCATGCTTTACAAAAATAGATGCCAATTTGTTTCTGGCGTTTGTGATTAGGCTGTCGTTATAGATGAACGCAAATGATGTTTGAATGCCTTTGTTGCCAAGGATTGGCACAATGTTTATCATGGAGTTGGTGTACTGTCCGGTACACATGCCCCCATACATCGGCGTTGCAATCATCAATTTCATCCGTACTCCTTAGTTAAGCGGTTTCAACCAGATTCCAGTTAGACGTTTCCGTGTCGTCAACAAGCGACCATCCAGCAGATTGGGCATTGTTCACATTTTGCCAGTTTGCGGTCTGACTGTCATCTACTAATATCCAGTTTATAGGAATTACATTTCCAGTTAAGCCATTAGCCGCTACACCAGTCAACGCAACTGTTCTGTTGGTTGTAACAGAACCCACATCTCCACTAGCAGATACGCCCGTCAGTGCTGCTGATTTTGTAAAAACAACCGTGCCAACCGCGCCAGAAGCCGATACACCAGCCAGTGCTACGGAAACAGCGGGGTCTAGCGTTCCAACCGAACCATCAGCTGATACACCAATTAAGCTCAAAAGTCTGCTGGTTGTTAAAGAGCCAACATTACCCGTAGAAGAAACACCTGTTAACGCAACTACCGCGCCACCGTGAGTAACCGTACCAACTGAGCCTGTAGCCGATACGCCAGTCAGTGCTTTGGTGATACTAGGAGAAACTATTCCTACTGAACCTGTAGCTTGATTACCATTTTCAGTCGGGTTGTTTGTTTCTACCAAATCCCCAACAGCACCTGCGGCTTGAACACCCGTTATGGCTACTGTACGACTTGGTGTAGCTGTACCTACGCTACCCGTGGCTGAAACCCCAGTAAGTGCTTGGGAAGGTACAACAGACCCTACCGCACCTGATGCAGAAACTCCTGTCAGTGCTTTTGTAATGCTAGGAGCGACTGTACCTACTGTGCCTGCGGCAGATACACCCGTAAGAGCGACCGTGCGGCTTTGTATGACCGTACCCACGGCCCCAGAAGCAGATACGCCTGTTAAGGCTATAGACGCGTTTGGAACAACCGTTCCTACAGAACCTGTGGCTGCTACCCCAGTAATCGGGAAAGAATAACTAAATCCTACTGTTCCAACGCTACCTGCTGCTTGGACACCCGTGAGTGCTATTGTTGTGCTTGGTACTGCCGTGCCAACGGAGCCTGTGGCTTGGTTGCCATTCTCAGTTGGGTTGTTTGTCTCAGTTACATCTCCTACGCTACCCGCAGCCGCTACGCCTGTCAGAGCAATGGACAGAGAAGCTGCTACTGTTCCTACGTTACCTGTAGCGGCATTTCCATTTTCTGCAACGGTACTAGAAGGAGTAACAGTGCCAGCATTACCAGAAGCAAGCACACCTGTTAACGCAAGACTTGTAGCGCCTCTAGAAACTGTGCCAACTGCGCCAGAGGCTGAAACCCCAGTCAGGGCTATTGTTGTACTCGGTGTTGCTGTACCAACCGAACCCGTGGCTTGATTGCCGTCTTCTGTTGGATTATTTGTCTCTGTAACATCCCCAACAGCACCAGAAGCGGATACGCCCGTGATGGCTATTGTTGTATTTGGTGCCGCTGTGCCTACACTGCCCGTGGCTTGAACACCTGTAAGGGTTGCGCCACCCGTACCACTTGCTGCTAATGAGCCTACTGAACCTGTGGCTGATACACCAGTAAGCGCGATAGTTGTGCTTGGTGTCGCCGTGCCAACGCTACCCGTTGCTTGATTACCGTTTTCTGTGGGGCTATTTGTCTCCGCGACACTGCCTACAGAACCTGACGCTTGAACGCCTGTAAGGGCTATTGTGTTTGTTTCTGCGACTGTGCCAACAGAGCCTGTAGCCGCTACACCGCTTAAAGCAACGGAGCGGCTTGTCGTTACTGTACCAACTGAACCATTGGCTTGATTGCCGTTCTCAGTCGGGTTGTTTGTCTCCGCAACAGTGCCTACCGAACCAACAGCAGAAACACCTGTTAACGCAACAACAACGCCCGTTTCCCCCAGCGAGGAGAACGGCGCTTGCGAGAATGCGGAGATACCAAACATGGTCTACGGCGTACGCCGCCTCCGCATTAAGTTGTTGCTAAGCGAATAAGCGCTGTGGAAGTTGTATTATTTGGCTGCGTCAAAGTGAACGTGCCAGCCGTAATGGTCTGCGAACCAAATGTATGAACACTGACTGCTTTATTACTTTGTGTATTGTTGTAAAAAAGTACCGCATCAAATGCAGTTGTTAGGGTAACTGTTGTATAGATAAAATTAGCTGAAGGCGTAACAAAACCCACCCCTGCCGTAATAGAAGAGTTGGTTGCCGTCGGGGTAGTCGCAGTGGCCACTGTCACACCGCCTGCGGTATAACCTGTACCTGATACTTCACCAGTTGCTGTGTACGCAGTGGCTGTTGCATTCATGGTTGCTGAAGCCAAATACAAAGCACCTTTAAAAGTGTCTCCAGTCGGTGCAGTTAAGCTAGTACGTGAACTAATAGTTGAAGCACCAAACTGATGTTGGGCTGACATTAACTCACCTAAAAAAGAAGTGCACATTGTTTGGGTATTAGCCATGATTTATCCTTTAAGAAAAAGAAGCTGTTTCGCCACCGGCAAAAGTAGCGGATTGTTTTAAAGTTACGTGAGCCGAACGATGAACAAGTTCACCCTCTAGCCAATACTCCACCCATGTGGTTGATTCGTGGTCATTATCCACGTTTCCCTCTCGCTTTTCAAGCAAGGATTCGTCCATGTCGCCTTTTGTTGTGGTGATGATAGCCATTCGTGCTCCTTTAAGAAATGCGAATAATCGCAGATGTGTTAGTGACTGCTGGGAATTGTACGGTAAATGTGTTAGTAGAGGTCTTATCTGCGCCAAAATCTAAAACACAAACCGCTGGGTTTCCGCCACCGCTTAGATAGATTAACGCACCCCGTGCAGTAATAGCGCCCGTCCATGATGTGTTATCAAACGAAATAAACGCTGTGTCCCCATTACCTACCGTTGGGACTTGGGCTATCGTCAATAAATTACCGCCCGCTACATAGTTGCCACCAGACGCTTCGCCCGTAGCAGTGTATGCAGTTGTGTCTTCATTGAGAGCGGCTGAGTTGGTATACAACGCCAAATAAAAACTACCAGACGTAAAGTTAAACGTGCCATTCATCAAGCCCGTCTTAAACGTATTGCAGGTAAAGTTGCCAGTAAAAGCCATCAAGTCACCGCCTGTCTATATTGACCAGAACGGTAAGCATCCTGACGCTCCATACCATCTCCAAGACGCTTGGCAAGTGCCAATGCTTCCTTGTACTTAGTGTCGTATAAACCAATTATGTCCGCTTCGCCCTTCATGTACGTGTACGCTTCAACTAGCGAACCATACAAAAGCACAGAGTCAAAGTTATCACCCAACCATGTAGTTACGGCTGTGGTGATTGACTCAGGGTAATAGTAATAATGCAGTTCTACGTAATAAGTGGCATCTGGGGTTGGCCCAAGAATAAGAGACAACTCGGTTGTGATAGTAGCGCCAGAAACCGTTGGACCAAACAAACCGTAATACTTTGGCTCACCCGTGCTGTTAGGGGTTGGATATGCCTGACGTATAAAATTAACGTCTTTGTTCAATAGGTACTCAAACGTACCTGTATCTAAATTAATAGGGTTGCCAGTAGCCCCCGTTACCAACGCTAGAGAATACACAGAAAGAAAATCGTTTGGTAAGGATACGTATTTGTTGTTGGCTGTGATGGCTGAATATTGGTTCTTGCGAATAGATGGAAACTGTACCGAGTTGTAAATGCGTTGTTCAGCCTGCTCAATAAAGCGGTTGACTTGTTGGGCTGACGTGACGACCGTGCTGTCCGCCAACGTCGTGTCGGGGAAGCTGTTTTCTGTATACGTCTTAATCGCAGTTACTAACGCGGAATAGTTCATCCCATCGGTCCTCTTGCCATCACGCCTTTAGTGGCACAGCCAGTACCACGGATTTTAATACCGCTAGTCTTAGTGGCTGGGTAGTTACCTTTGCTAATACCACCAACAGACGGGTTTATCTCTGTCATACGTTTAGCGCCAGTCTCAGTTGGGACTACGGCTTTAGTTTCTTTGCCAGACATATCGTGTGGCTTGGCATAGACGCTGGCATCGCCAACTTCTTTACCCATCATTTTTTTGCTAAAGGTAGCCATTATTTGCTCCCTTGATTCATTGCGCGGGACATGTTACGTCCTTGACGCATGCGGTCTTCAGAAGTGGGGCCACCCTTTTTTAATTTGGTCATTGGCTTGCCGGGGTGCAATTTTTTCTCGTGCTTATGCACAGCGCCCGCGATCATTTTCTTGTCTTGCTTTAAGTCTTTCTTGTCCATTTTCAACTCCTAAGTTGTTGCTACCGTAACTGTACCAAGTTGTACAACCAAATTCAAATTATTTGGTGTCAACGCCGCATCAAAACTACTCGACCCACCAACAGGGTTCCAGCCCCATTGAAAAATTCGACTACCACCACCGCTATACCCATCCACATCTAAACCAGAAACTTGGTAACTTCTGTCAGGTCGAGGGTCGCGCACACCTTGCGGGTCATCCACTGGGTACATACCCAACTGCAACTGCGGTTGGTCTGGGTTCCAGCAAGTGGCGCAAACTAACAAGTTATACGTCTTTGTTTTAACTACTTCTTTACGTAACGCAGTCAACTTAAAACGAAAACCACATCGGTCACATTCCGCAATCGCATTTTTGCCAGACGCAAACCGATTACCCATTACGTCCCCCCGATAAACATCTGCCTTGGAACAAGGCGTATTGCGGCGCGTTCTTGGTCTTCGTCAGCGGCAACCATCCATGCTTCGTCGTACTGGGATTTCAAAAGTTGTATGCGCTCTAGACCGCCGGGCACTTTAAGAGCGACGTGATACGCCAAACCTGCCGCCATACATGGCACAAAGCGGAATGGGACATCCATAACATTTACACCACCGCCAGCGTCTTGTGTGCGGCGCATGCGCCAGTACACGAACTGATAAGTCTGTGACCCATCAGGGGTAGGCCACACGGTGATGGAAGGTAAATTCTGTACATACACGGCTTTACCTGTGAGGTGAGTTGCCGCTGTTGTGTTGTTTTGACCTCTATAACAGTTGCCAAGGGTACTGCCATCGATGTAGCCGTACCAAATCGTCTCATCATCAACTTTGATGAACCCAGTAGCGGGTAGTCCCACCGTTGTGTTTAAAGTGATTGTGGTGGCTGTTGTAGAGGTTATTGCGCCATTGAGCGTGGAACTGGTGGGTGAGGTCTGAGCATCAAGTCTTTGAACCCACACTTGGATAGGACGCGCCTGTTGCAGTTTGTTGGGCAGTGTGGCGTAGGTAGAAACGCTAATACGTGTAATAGTCAGGTCAGCCTGAGTAGCCGCCACATTTGCCTGTGTACGAATCACATGGTCTAGCAAATCCACTGTATCAAGAGGTAAAGCGTATGTGGGTAAACCCTCGGTCAAGGTAATAGAACCTTGTTCAAACGTCCACATGTTGATGCCACGATTTGCCCACTCAGCAAACATCAAGTTCAAAGACCGCCGTGCAGTCCTTAAGTCGTAGCCAGTACGTAACTCTGAACCCGCGCGCTCAAACGCCTCTTCGACTAACTCGGAGAGGTCAAGGTTGAACGATGTGCTTCCAGAGGTGTACGCCATTATCTAAAGCCTGCTGTTTTCTTTGCTATGCCTTTGGGTTGCGACACAAACTGTTTACCTTTGGCCTTACCCGCACGCTTCGCACGGGTAGTTGCCGCATACTCTGCTGGGCTTAAAGACTTAATCGCGGCTTCTGGCAAATAACGCTCTCCCGTTTTGGAAGAAGGTTTCCCCGACTTGGTACGCCACTTCTGGTCGCCCCAATTTTTAAGGGATTGCTGTGGCGCTTTCAATCTCGATAGCCCCCGCCTGCCGCCTTGTACTTTTTGGCTACAAGTTGTGCCTTGCGTGCAGACCACTGACCTGCGCCAGTACCCTGAGTCGCCGAGGCTTTTACCTGAGACAAAATTTTCTTGCGAAGACTTGGCTTTGTGTAATTACCAGCGGCGTTAACCGTCCCACCCTTTTTATATTCGGTGAAATCGGTGTCATCGCGGCGTGCTTTTTTCACGCCTTTAGGCATTTTGCTAGGGGCAATAGCCCCCATACCACGGCTAGGTATCATGATTTAGCAGGCTGCTTTGCCGCCCTTGGTCATGGTAATCATCTTGCCTTTGGTTTTACCCTTGATCTCGATGCCACCACCTTTAGCCATCTTCTTAGCCATGCCGCCTTTTTTCATTGGCATTTCTGCTTTGGCTCCAGCTTTTTTCTTAGCTATCATTGCCATAAAACCTGCGTTCATTTTGCTAGCCATAGTTCCACCTTGTTTAAAAAGTGCCATCGAACCGTGATTGGTCTTTGGCTGGTTAATACTCTGTACATCAGCGCGGGTGTTGTCACCTTTGCCAAACTTCTTGCCCTTATCTGCTTCGGCAAAGTCTTTGCCAACGGACTGTGGGACTCCTGCTTTCTTGGCAAACGATGCGTTATTAGCCACCGCCGCCATGAAATTGTGTTGTTTCTTACTCGTGCTTGGCATACTTAGCCACCAAGTTTTTAACAGTTTCGGTTTCCCAGATGCGAAGAATTAACCACACAATGGTCAATATTCCACCAATGAGTCCTACGAGTGGAGTTACCCAGCCCATGAAACCACCAAGTCCAACAACCACAGCCGCGCCGTCAGTCATTGTTTTTACGTCGTTGTTCATATAAATCCTTTAACATTTCCAAGCCCGTAGGCTTTTGTTAATACGTGAATTCGGGTCTTTCGCTGTCTTTGCGGATGTCAGTTTCTTTTTCATGCCGGTCATCCTTGCGCAGAAAGAATCTTTGCGACTGCCACCCTCTGGTTGCGGAGCCTTTAGCCCCGGCTTGCCCGGATTGGCTTTGTTGTAGGAAGCCCTGCCCTTGGCGTTTAAACCGCCCTTGTCAGACTTGCCTTCTTTGCGTTGCCATGCTGGTGACTTAGCCATTTACAACTTTCAATTTTGGAGTGCAGTGTTCAGCAAGTAAGGGCTGTAACACGTCTTCTTCAAAGCTACGAATGAACTTTTCTTGCCCCACATGAGGCAAACTAATTGATGGGTCTAAGTAAACCGTAAAGCCGTCTTCGATTGCGCGGTCGCAGAATAGGTAGTCTTCGCCGTAGTACTCACCGTTCACAATCTTCAAGTCAAAGATGGCGCTGTCGGTACGGTTATCTACGTTGTTGAAATAGTCCCACTCTGGGTGGTTAGCAATCATCGTCTCAAGAACGTGACGCTGAATCATCATGAATCCAGTACCAATACGCTTCACACGCAGTAGGCCGTTCTTATCAAACTCCAAAGCACCTTGCTCATCAAGGTAGTAGTCTAGGAAGAACTTGCGGTCCATGCCACGGCGTGGGTAGATACCAGCCGTGATGTCTTTGTCAAGACTCAACGCCATTAGACGGAGTATTGCGTCAGCGGTAACCACCACATCAGCATCGACAAACAAAAGCGTGTCTGCATCAGATTTAAGAAAGTCCGCAACCAAGCAGTTGCGTGCCTTCGTAATAAGAGAACACCCCGAAAGGTGTGTGAGATAAAGCTTAATCCCCAACGGCTGAACCTGTACGGCAAGGTTGGACAACGCGAAAGCTGAATCAATGTTCAGCTTCCCATCGTAAGCGGGAATGCAAACCATAAGTTTGCGCCCCACTAGATTAATGCTTTTCTCGGTATCAGCCATAGTACACGTTGGCAGAAAGTAAATTGGAAATGCTCAAGTAGATACCGTTTTTAACCAGTATCCCTTCGCCGGGAATCAACGCAAAATTACCAAACAAGTCAGAAGCGCCAGTGTCGTAACTAGCAACCCACAACGATGCGTACACAGCCGCTGTTCCGCCTGCGATAGTTCCAGAGTTAATGTCTGTCACTGTAAAAGTGTTTGCGGTTAAACGTGTAATTACATAGTTGCCGTTTGTGCCGGATGTTCCGCTTGCTGTTGCAAACGCAATCCCAACTACATCTCCAGTAACCAGCCCGTGCGCGCTCTTGGTAACAGTGATAAGCGTAGCCGCTCTCTCGTATGTTGCCGAGACAGGTGCTGTGGTGGTGTCAAAGATGTCCAGTGTTCCAACCGTAGCTGTTCCAACCATAGAAATGGCTTTTAACCTATTTCTTCCCAAAACAACAAAACCAGAGTTGTTAAGGTGACCCGCTTTTACGTCTGTTTGCATACCCATAATCAATCTCCTTGTTCAAAACTAGGGGCCGAAGCCCCTGAGATTAATTACTGTTGGTTTGCGGGTGGGTTAGCGTTACCGCTAGAGTCGCGCACAATGTATTCGACAGTAACAGTAATCGTACCAGCAGTAGCGTCAGCAGTAGCCGCTGTAAAAGTACCGTAAATGATCGCATCAGTTGTACCGATGCTGTCATAAACACCTGAAGTAGCCGCTGCAATAGTAGCTGGAGAAGTTTGAACCGCTGTAGCGCCGGTATTGACCGAAGCCATGTACAGGTTAGCTGTAGTGCCATTACCGATAGTAACGCCGCAGTTAGTCGCGCCAGTCAAGGCAACATTAACCTCAAGGCCAAAGTTAAGAATTTTAGCGCCAGCAGGAAGCACAAACATTTGTTGTGCAACAGGAGTTGCCAAAATTACGGAAGAGGGGGCTGTGTAAGTCTGGGCAACGATAGTTGCTCCCATGTTACGAATAGTGCCAGCGGTAGTACCAGTTGTGTTTTTTACAGTACCCAATAACCAAGGGCCTAGGTGAGTTGCGAATCCCATAAGAATATCTCCATGCGTTGTAGCGTATCAATCTGCATGAGGTCAGCCGAGCCTGTTTGATACGCCGATGAATCTCGGAATGTCTTCAATATACACCAAAAGAAAAGGGGGCACAAGGCCCCTTTTCGCTCTTTTTAAGAGCCAGATGAGGCAAAAGCGCCTAGTGGGTCAGACCAGCCGAACGAATAACGCTCGCGAGCCTTATAACGCACGTTGCCAGTATCGAAGTCACCGTCCATCGAAGTTGCCAAAGGCACACGCTCGAAGTGCTTCATACCGTTAGGTACGTCGGTCAACAAGAACCAAGCGTTGGTGTCGGTCAAGAAGTGGTTAGTTGTATAACCTTCTGGAATCGAACCATTGTTCTTCAACGCGTTGATATCGTTGTCAGTTGTGCCAACACGGAGGCTGGTTTCTAACAAACGAGTAGCAACGAACTGAAGCGCTGGAGGAACAATCAACTTGCGTGGTTTAGCAGCAATCAACAGTCCACGCTCATCAGTCCAACCAGCGATCTGGATAACGGCGGCTTCAAGGGAAGTCTCGTTCAAATCGGTTTGGGTAGATGGAGTGTTGGAGTTGACACCACCAGAAACCAAGGGGTGTGCTGTAGAGAACAGAGCAACGCCGTCGCCACCGAGGTAGCTAGCAGAGAAGCCGTTGTTCAAAACAGAAGCCGCCTTGACTTGCTTGGTGTAAGACATTGCACGGGCTAAAGCCTTGGTGTAACGGTTAGACAAGCTGTCATACAAGTTATCTTCCATTGCTTCTTCAGTGATGGAGAAGCCTTGAGCGATAGTCTCGTGGTTGTAACGGGCAGTCCATGCTTCTTGTGCGTTGTCATACGAAATGGCGGAGCCTTCGTTCTTGACAGGTGCGGCAGAGAAGCCAGACAGTTTTGTTTCCTCTTCAAAAGAACGCTCAGAAGCTTCGGTTTCGAAGATTTCTTTGTGCTCTTCGCCGTAACGAGCGTACTCCATGCCGAACAAAGCGTTCAGACCGGGAAGGAGTTCTTTAAGTAGTTGTGCGCGTGAAATAGCCATGATTTACTCCTTATACACCAGTGGTGTTGTTATATTGGTGAACGTTGATTTTCACCAACAACTCGGCGTAAACACCGGCGGCTGTGGCAGTTTGCTCAACTACGTCGATAACACGCAATGGGATGGTTGCAGTAGTACCAGCGCCAGTCAATGTCACGCCAAAAGCGCTATTGCCAGTACTAGTGTTACCTGCATTCAAAACCAAAGCTACGTTAGAGCCAACATCAGCACGGCTTGCAGTGCCCATAGTTGTACCAGAGGTAACAACAGCCACTTTAAACAAAGCTTGTTGGTCATCCACAACGTAGGCATAAGCCAAGTTTGCAGAAGTTGAAGCCAATGCGGGGATATATTGACCTTGCACGGTTTGACCAGACGAATTAACGTACTGACCGCCCATGCAAACACCAACAATAGTTCCAGCGTTAGTAGAGGTTGATTTAATCAAATAACCATCGCTATTGATTTGAACGGTATCGCCATTAAAAACAGCGGTGCCGAAACCAGCAGCAATAGGAATTTGACGCATTGCACCAGCATAGGGTTTACCATCAAGCGAGTTGATGGGTTCTAGGCCGTACGGTGCCGAAACGGTAGGAAATGCCATTTAAGACTCCAAAAAAATATTAAGAACCAGAACCAAAAGCTGTGCCGCGAGACACATTTGATTTTTTCTCAGTAAAAGTCGGCATACGTGGGTCGCTAAGACCCATGAACTTCGAATCTACAGAGTCAGTTTGAGCTTGTGCTTGCATCGCAAAATAAGCATTACGTTCTTGCACAATCTCAAGTGGGCACGCGCATAACATCAAGCCCCCGACTTCTACATTGCCAGTGGAATTACCCGGAATTTCTAGTTCTGGATAGTCCTCGGCTCTGACAGCTTCCCAACCTTCGCGTCGTTTTTTAGACACGTTAGTATGCATAGATTCACCCAAAACAGATGTTGCAATCCAACGGTGAGCAATACCCGGACGTGGGTCTGGGTCTGGCAAAACTGAAGCAGGGCGCCACCCAACGCGTTTGATAGCGTCACGGGTTGTTTTGATACGTGCGGTGCGGTCGATTTCAGCCATTAGTTATTCTCCATTGCAGCTACATGTTTTGCGTAAACTTCTAAGGGAACCCCTAGTCGTTTGGCGAGTGATACTTGCGTTTGAGTCAAACGAATTTTCTTCGCAGACGTCACACGATTTGCAGGCGCAACAACAGTTGCGGGTTTGTTTTTGGGAGTGTCCCGAACAGTTGGTTCGTCATCTGAATCAGACTTAAACCTGTTGGGGAATGTGCGACGCATGTTGTCGTCGATTTGAGTGAAGTACTCATCGGTGCGAGCAAAGTCTTGCCCGTATTTGTCTACTAATTCTTGATGCAGTCCCATCGCATAAGCTGACATGGCTTTTTCCTTATCGTCACCGAACCAAGGATTCCGTTCTATCCATTCGGATGTCTTCGGGTCCAGCTTGGGTGCCGCAGGTGCGGGGGCTGTTTGAGCGGACTGTACAACATCATTTTGCTGTTGTAAAGGGGTAGGCTTGAAATTTTGTGTTTGCTGCACTTTCATGCCTGCAAGCATCATTTCTTCCTGTGCGGAAGCAAGAGCCTCAGAATCCCCTGCATCGTACGCCTGCTTGAGTTTGGACTTGGCATTGTCGAGTTCTATCTTTGCCAGCGTCTGGACCTTTTCCATGTACGCCTTCTCACCACTTTGCACGTATTCTTGCAAGCGGCGGTTCTCGTCAACGAACGACTGGGCTAACTTTTCAAGTTCTTGCTTTTCTTGTATAGCCGTTTGTTTTGCACGCTCTTCGTCACGCCGTGCATAGGTCAGTTTCTCAATACGCTTGCGTACATTTGACGAATACGAGTCCAATTCCTCTTCTGTAGGGTCTTCTACATGTTTGTTTTTGGTGTCGTATTTCGTCTCCGTTGGCGGGGTATCGTCAACTATTTCAATCTCAGGTTCTTGCTTTTCAACCTTTTTACTTACTTTTTCGGGTTCTTGACCCTCAATTTCAAATTCAACCTTCGTTTCCGTATCTTCGTCTTTGACGTTGACTTGTACTTCGTCGGGGAATCTAAACGTGTCGCCTTTAAATTTTGACATAACTATCTCCTTAAGCGCGGCTTATGCCACGGGGGTCTTGCACGGTTGCTTCTACTTGGTCATCGTTGAGCAAGCGAAACTCTTTGCCGTGAATCTTTACGCGTGTTCCCGCGTACGGGCGCGTCAAAACGAAATCACCTGCTTTGCAGCGGGGTCCACTAGGGAATTTAGTTTCATCTTTGTAGCATTCGGGGCCAAGTTCCATCACATATAAGACAGGCGAAGTTAGTTCGTCTGCTCTACGGGTGGCTTCTGCACGAATGATGTTTGAGCCTTCGAATGTCTCAGGCACATCGATTACTGCCGCCAACAGCATCCAACCTTGTGGGTTTGGCAACTGCTTGGCTCTTTCTTCGAAGGGGATGTTCTCAACTTCTTTTTCAGAAATTGCGGGTACATCAGGTATGGCATACATGCCGGGTTCTAGCGTGAGTTCACTCATCGTTTTTCTCCATCGTTTCCGCGAGGTCGATTAAATCCCTCTCTGCGTAGGCCAGTCCCTCGATCACCCCACAGAGTTTTTGGTATTCACCAAAATCAGCGCACTTACCCGTAGCTACGTTATCGGCTACTTCGTTCATGCGTTCGCGAAATTTCTTTCGCAATATTTCAAGTTCTTTTATCAATCAGGTTCCTTCGGTTGTTGCGCTTTTTGAGCGGATTGTTGTTGCATCTGTGCTTGGTTTCTAGCCACTTCTGCACCGATACGCAAGCCTTCGGCTTGTTGTTTAGCAGAGAGATTCATCTTGTCACTCTCAGCCTTTGCGCCAGTCTGCATGCCAGCGATTCGTTCTTGGGCAGCGATGCGCTCGCGCTCGATGTCGAGTTGATCTGCTTTCGCAGCCGCATCCATCTGTAGTTTCTTCTCGGAAATCTCGACCTTCTTGCCTTCCAACTGCAACTTGGCTTGCTCGATTTGGACGGCTGGGTCTTGTGCTTGTTGTTGGGCTTGCTGTTGAGCGGCCTCTTTCTGGTTGTTTTGTAGCAACTGTTGTGCGGCTTGTGCCACCAACGGTGCGAGTTGCGCTTCCACTTTCGGGTCCATCGGTTGGTCTGGTGCAGGCAGTGGTACTCCCAACTGTGCTTCGACTTGTGCGCGGTACTCGAACCCAAGGTGTTCTGCAATATGTGCATGTGCCGCAGCCAGCAACATTTGAGCCTGCGGGTTCTGACCCAACACTTGTGCAATCTTGGGGTCTTGCATCGCAGCCATGTGGACAGCGATGTGGGCTTTGTGGTCTTGGGCGAGAAACGCTTTGACGGGTTTGCCCTTGATGATGTTCATGTTTTCTGTAACTGGGTCAACTGGCCTCATGTCGTCTTCCAACGGTACAAGTTTCTCAGCATGCTTGATACCCAACACATTCAACATCTGACGATGCAGTTGTGGCAAGTCATAAATCTGTGGTGCCTGTTGCGCCATCTGCATGACGGCTTGGTACTGAACCACACGCTGACTCATGGTCGCGGCGTTCGGGTCACTGACAGGAATTACTTCTACCTTGTGGTAGTCAGCCTCTTTAGCTTGTGCGCCGCGTGGACCATCAGCATCGTATGAATAGTCTGGGTCTGTGTAGTCGCGAATGATGCCAGCCAAGAGTTTCAATTCTTGTTTCAAACTGTAGTGCAGTCGAGCCTGTACAGCAGACATCACCTTTAACATGCGCTCAAGGATAGCCAGCGTTGTACCCACAGGCGCGTTTGCGCTCATGTCAGCAACCTTCATATCAGCGACTGCCGCAAATCGACGTGCGTCATCAACGATTTGATTCATCAACGCCAACAGCGTTTGGCTTGGCTCTTTGTATGGCAGGTTGACGATGTTGTCTTTCAACGTACCCGATGTGATGTCTACATCACGGTACTCGCCCGGTGCGATGGGAGTGTCGTCCCCTTTGATACGCAGACCACGGGTCTTCAAACCGCCGGGCAAATTAGACAGCGTGCCCGCATCAACCAACTGGCGTGTAAGAGATGTTGCGCTCTTAGCAGCACCACCAATCAAGTGAATCAAACCAAAGCCATACGCTCCGAAGCCGGGTATGTATTGGTAATGCACAAAGTGCTGGCGTGTTTTGTGTAACTCGTCGTTCTCTTTCCAGTTGCGGCGGACAGACAAAATTTCTTTGGTGTCTTTAACCATTGTGATGACGTATGGCAGTGCGATGCCTGTCTCTTCGCCATCTTCGTCTTTATCTTCAAAGCCGGGCAAGTCAAGTTCAACGTGCATCTCAAGCAACTGAAAGCGGTCATCGTATGACGCGCTAAAGCCTGTCTCTTTGTCTTTGGCTTTCTGAATCTCGTCAACTGTCTTGCTTGGTTCACCCAACTCAATGTCGCGGTAGAACCCTGCATTGATAAGACGTTTAATCTCGTTCTCGCTCTTGCGCATGCGGTGTGTCACGCGTGGGCTGAGTGTCATCTCTGATGTGCCGTACGGCAGAATCACATCTTCTGCTGGTATGAACATCGATACTTGGCGACCTAGGCTTGGGTCGTAGTACACCTTCTTAAATGCAGAACCCGATATGGGCAAGTTCCACAACATCTTCTCGTGTTCTGGGCGGTACTCAACCATGACTTCAGTCAACTGATAGTTCATGTCATCTTGCACGCGCTTGGCAGACTCTTCTTTCTCGCGAGTCTCTTTGCCAATGATTAGTGTCTTCACAGGCCCCATCGCTGGGAAAGTTTCCATGATGGTTTCAGATTGGAAGCGAACAACTGCTTCTGTCAACATGGGGTGGAACACACCACACGCGCCACTCCACGGCTCAGTGCGCTCTTCGTACTGCAACCCAAGAAGTTTTAAACCTTCTGTGTAAGTCTTCTCCCACTCTTTGCGACTACTGATGTCGTTGTCGTAGTCTTCTAGCAAGTCACCAGATAACTGATTTAACTCGCCCTCATCCATGTGGTCGGCTAAGTTGTCGTTGAAGGCTGTGCCGTCTTTGCCTTTTTCTTCGCCCGGTGCGATGGTGATTTCTACACTGCCATCATCGAGAGTCACCATGTCTGGGTTATCTATCTCGATTTCTAAGGCTGGACCTGATGTATCTTGCAAGCCCATCGGTGCGCCATAAATTGCTTTATCAATCGCCATATTTACTTCCTTAGTAGTACGCCGCTTTACGCGGACGCGACAAATAATTTCTGTCGTCATAGTCGCTATCAAGACGAATAAATCCGCCGTTGCGATAGCGTTGCAACGCCATTGACGTGCAGTCAACCATGTCGTCATTTTCAGAGGCTGGGAATGCGGCTACTTGCTCAACCACAGCTTCCGCCCAGCGCCTACCCGCAGGATACCAGACCATGCCTGATCTGAACACATCAGCAACGGAGTTCAACCTCGCTACTTTATCACCTGTACCCCTGTGTGGGGTAAATTCTTGCACGGGGATGCCCATTCGCCTAAATTCTTGAAACAGTGGGGTGCCGTTGGACTTCTTCTCAACAACGAACGAGTCAGGTTCCCACTCCTTGTACTCGCGCATGCACAAGTCTTTCAACTCTGGGAACTCCACCCGCACATTGATCGCATTCAGCAGTATCAAGTGCGCCGCACCTTGGGTCAACTCGTCATCTTCGAACACGCCCCATGTCAATAGGGCTGAAAAGTCAGCGCGGTTGTTCTGTTCTGCCGCCGCGTCAAGCGTCATGATGATGTATTCGCAGTCTGGCGGGTCTTCCCTCTCCCACAGTTTCCACCATTCACGCTTAACGATGGCACCTTCTTCGGATGTGGGGTTTTGTTGGTACTGCGCGTTCCATTGGTACGCGGGCATAGACGCACGGGTGCGGTGCAGAGCCTTTAAGTCATAGAACTCAGGCCATAACGCCCGCTCTTCTGGCGTATTTTCGTTAAATATCGCTGGAAACTCAAAAAACTCGTACTGATCGGCCTCGCCGTTACGCGCCATGTCTTTCGCCATGTTCCCAATCAAGTCATTGGGGTGCCAGCGTGTGTGCACGATAGCCACACGACCGCCCGGCATCAAACGCGTACGCGCACCAAAGGTAAACCACTCATACGCCTTGTGAAATACCTCGTAATTGCCGTTAATGATGTCTTGTTCGTTGTGTGGGTCGTCAACTAATAGTAAATCCGCGCCCCTACCAGCCAAAGCAGAGCCAACACCTGTTGCAAAGTACTCTCCTCCTGCGTTAGTATTCCAGCGTCCAGCACTTTTTGAGTCAACTGCTAGTGTTACAGTAGGGAAAATCTCTTTATATGCGTCCTGATCGACCAAATTTCGCACTTTTCGACCGAAATCGACAGCCAAATCTGAGGTGTGGGACACCATAAGTACTTTTTTATCAGGGAAATTGCCTAGAAACCATGCGGGAAAATAGACTGACACGAGAAACGACTTGCCGTGACGCGGTGGAACGGACACAGCCACGCGGTCTTTGCGCCCAAACGCCATATCTTCTAACAAACCCGCCAACTTCCTATGGTGCGCCCCAACCTTATAGTCAGGATTCATACGCACACAGAAGTCCAAGAGAGAATCTCGCGACGCCCGCGCCACTTCGCGACGCTCGACTTCCACGACTTCTTCTTCCAAAGCAAGCAACTCTTCCTCACTGAGCAAAGACAGGTCTTGGTTCAGTAAATTGGCTAGTTCAAGTTCGGAAGTCTCGTCCATCGGTCTTGGTGTTATCCACTACTAGGGTTACAGGTGTGTCGTCCAACATATCATCTGCCGCTTCGCGCAGACTTACCGCCTTGACGGGTAATTCTTGAATCTCCTCGGCCTTACTGCGAACTTGCAGTAGTTTGGAAATCCGCTCTTTAATCGACGCTTGCAACTCGATGGTCGTTTTGTGCTTGACCGTGACTTCACTGCGTTCTATAAAGAGGCCAACATCGCCAATCTTACCAAGTAACTCTAAAGACCGCATCCTGATTTTGGCGTCAGGGTTGGTAGATTCTTCAATTAACTTATTAGTAACGTAGGTGCGAATCTGCACCGCTGACTTGACGACCACATGGTCGTACTCGCTCAGAATTTGTTTCAAGTGCATCACCGACCCAGCGGTGTTTACCGTAGCGATGTTTGCTGGAATGGTAGATGGGTCTGCGGAATCCGTGATCGATGCGTGGAATCCAGCCCTTGCCTTGACCATGTCTTCTTCGTTGGGGGTGTCATCTGCACCAAACGCCTTCAAGAACTCTACAGTTTTAAAGAGCGCAGCCACCTTCTCGTGCAAATTTAGCACGTCTTTTTCTGCCTCTGGCAGAGGGTGGGATAACTCTGGGACGCAATTAAACATGGGCGCACTATACCAAAAAATAATAGAACCGGT